TTATCTCAGGCTTTATCTCAGCGTCTCTAAGGGCTTCCGCAGCATCATAAGCCTGCTTGATGCCCTTATCGTCCAAAGGCGGGTCTGTGCGCCCCCTAAAAGAATTGTTTTCGTTGAGAATAGTGGAACCATGACGAACGACTACTGCAACCATCTTCTTATTGTCTTCAGGCATTTAAAAACCTTCCAGTAAGAGGGCTACGAGGTCTGGGTTTCTTCCTTAAAGCTTCTGATAACTTTGGATAATGCTTGCCCGACCTCGCTGTGCTTATCTTCTTACGCTGTTCCTCAGTTTTTGGAGGCTTTGGTTTAGAGGCCGCTGCTCTCATCCACTCTGTTTTATTTCTTTCTACCATCCAAGGCTTGGCCTTTCCTTTTTGAGCCAAAGACATTTTTTGTTTTGTTTCTTCTGAGTGTTTTCTTCCCAACCGAGATGTGTTTCCCAACTTAGCTAGACTAATGTTTCTACGTGCTTCTTCAGTTCTCTTCTGCCCTTTATGTGAAATACTCATTTTCTTTCGTGTTTCTTCTGAGGCTACCCTACCAGTGGCCAATATTCTAAGTTTTTCTTTAGCAGAATCGGGCATTTTAAACCCAGCTGCGCCGTCTCCTCCATCTGTTAGGTTATATCCATAGGGAGGTTTGGTACTTAACAGAGAAATGTAGAAAATCTCTACAAAATCCATCTCTTCCTTGGTTTCACAGGTGTGCAAAGTTTCTATGTCAAAACTTTCTCTACCATATTTCTTGATAGCTTTTGCCATCGCTGGGCAATTATCATTAACATTGTGCTTGTCCCAGCGTTGCTTCAAGGTTTGCACAGTCTGCCCTACGTACTGCTTTCCATTCACCCTGTTCGTGATTAAATACACAATCATACTTTCCTCTCGTAAGGCAAGAAGGGCGGTGTACGAGCACCGCCCGACTCTAGCTCGGGATTATAAGTTCCGAGATGTTTCTAACGCCTTAACTGTCTTGGCTGCTCACCGCTCTGAGGAGAAGGCTTCTGCCCTTTTAATGCTTCGGGTATCGCTTTCGCCTTCACTTTTTGGTCCAACTGTTCAGATGCATGTTGTGCAAAATCATCGGGCGTAGATTTCACACCGACCTTAGCTAGCAACTGCACCGCTACAGGCACAGGAAGTTTACTTGGGTCGTAAGAAATTGATTCCGAAGGCGGTTTTTGAACCGGAGGAGGAGCATTAGCTATGGCGATTTTCTTGGCCATAACAATGTGCTCACTATAGTGTAAGTGAGCGTTCTCAAAAGCTGCTCGTTGTTCAGGAGAACCCCAGTGAAGTTTCTGCCCTTCGCTGCTATTCATCCAATCCAAAAGCTCACCGGCCTCAATGGGGTGTAACTCACTTTCATCCTGTGCAACAGGCACAGTGCTAACCATAGGTGGCAAAGTTTTCATTTGCTGAGTTAACTGCGCCACTGCTGCCAATTCCTTGGGGTCAGGTGGCATACCTGCTGCTAGCTTCGGACCCATCTCATCAGCTGCCTGAGATAGAAGTTGCTGAATTTTCAGCACCTGAGGGTTAGGCATAGGCCCAGACCTTAGCAACAGCTCCATCTCCATTTTCTGTTTGGTGATAGATGATGCTCCTGGTACTTTAAATGCCTTCATACGTATTCCGTCTTGAAGTGCAGGGAGATTAGCAGGAGACAACAACCACTGCGACAAAGCAGGATTAGACGCACTAGCGTCAATCATCTTAATGAGTTTGGCTTCACGCTGGTTCCAACTCTCGGGAAATGCTGGGTTAGACTCAGGATAACAGGTCACGTTACCCGCAAGGTTTGTAGTATTCACTGAAACTACACCCTTGCCAGGAATACTTTGGACTACCTTCTTTCCATCTCTGCAATCTGCCGCACAACCTACCGCTTGTCTAGAACATTCTGCGATCAGATACTGAATGCTGTTCCATGGGCAACCTATGCGTTGCAAAGCTTGGTCCATTTGAAGAACAGCGTTGCCTACCGTGTTTTCACCTGTGGCTGCTCCGAACATCGAAGGGAGCGCCCCAGTTATTTCTTCGGACAGCGTAGTAATGAACCACTTGATGAAATCGGCCAACGAGCCCTGGGGTTGTGGCGTAGGTTCAACCATTATGTACTGATCTGCCGTGGTTAGCCCAGGTTGCGGTTCGAAACCTCCGGTGCTCCCAGGGACATTGGTTTGACTTTTTATGGCTTCTAGATCAAAAGCCTCTGCATTCATCCATTTCTTTGGAATCGTACGCTTGAAGAAGTCGTCCTGCAAGTCCACCCAATCGTTAATTCTCTTTTGGATGGAGATCATAGCGCTGCCTATTGCCCTGCGATTCTGGCCTTTACCAGAAAATGCGTGCGCAATAGCAAGGTGCTTATCCATGCTCTCATTACGAGAGAATGCGTAGTTAGCCCCGGCCTTAACCAGCAAACAACCGTTCGGAAATGCTTCAAAAAGCTCTGCACGTACATCGTCACTTATTTTTTCCGACATAAACATCGAAGGACGAAACCATGAGTGCTTGACTATGGTGTGATTCTGTAAAGAATCTCCGGTGACGTAGGCTCCTAAAACTGCCTGCCGAGTGTTCTCTCTTGCGATCCTGTCCAGCTCTACTTCTGATTGCCCATCTGATCCTGGCTTGATCTTATCTGCGATCCACGGAAACTTTGCTTTCACAATGACGACGTCCAAGTCCTCATACAGCTGAACAAACTGCATATCACTGAGGTTGTCCACAGCTATGGGACACTTGTGATCGAGCTTTCCGTGAAGCGTAGTTACTTCTCTTCCTCTGGCCTTCTTTGCGGAATTAGTTTGTACTGGAGACTCTGTTTGTTCTCGAAATTCGTCTAAGCCCTCTTGCCCAGTAGCTTCATCGTCAGGAGGATTAAGTAGGTCCTCCGGCACAACCGGGGCTTCATCTCCTTCATCGCCCTCAAAACCATAGAGCTGACCATTCAATTCGTAGCGTGTCCACGCTAAAACTCGGTCCTCATTCCAAAAAATACGTGCACAACTGTTCACTAAGGAGTGGAGGTTGTTGTTTCTAGCCCAGATTTCCTTAAATTTCTCAGCTTCCTCTGCTGCCACAATGTCTGGGCCGTAATTTGGGTTTGCAGCGAAGAACTCAACCTTAGGTACCTCTCGGGAGAGCGCAGCTACAATAATGTCCCCCTTGGCCCCGTACACGTTCGTATCGTAAATCGTGTTGTTATTCTGTTGTGATGCTGGGCCGAACCCTGAGGCTTGCCCAGGGAGAATCCAGCCACCTTGCTTACCTCGGAGTAAGTGCTGATAACCGCGATCAAAATGCAGACTTTCCCAGGTTTGTTCTACTTCAAAACGTCTCGCGGCCACATCGGTTTTCGTGGCCAGCAAATCCAGCTGCATAAGTGCGGCCTGAGCATTCTCAGATAAATCCGCGAAAGGCTCTGAAGAATAATCGAAGGGAGCGTACCAACCTAGGGGGCTAGAATTTGGGTCCTCAGGCTGATCGTACGGAAGAGAGTGGTTTGCTGGCGCAGTAATGTCGTCACTACTTGCGATCTTATCCAGATTTTCTTGCGCCATTTGTTACTCTCCTTAAAATTCTTTGCAACGTTGTAGGTCTACCCAAGTAATCTGCTATGGTGGCGTCCGCGTGAAACGCGATGAGACCACAGGCCAACACTTTTGATGCTTTGGTCCTATGGTTACGTAATTCGTAACATCCCACAAGTGCTATTAAGCAGTGCCAAGCAGCCTTGATAAATTTTTCACTCATAGCCACACCCACCCGCAGGTAAAACACACCGTGTGATCGCTCAGGTGTTTCTTGTACAGAACCCGTTGACATCTAGGACAACAGCGCATCCACATTTGGACACCTTAGGTTTTCTTGGCGTACGCGAACTTACGTTTCTTCTCGGGCAAATGCTTGAAGTCTGTTGACTTATCCCATTCTCCTACATTTACCCCTTGTTTACTCAACTCTTTTTCGTTTGCGTGGAAATACCGCTGTTGCGCTTTGCTTGCGTAGGGCATACCTTAGGTTCTCCTTAGGCCAGATCGGGCATTTCATACCCGCGCTCTTCGGATTCTGCACCCTGTTGATCGGGATGTTCACGCTTCTTCACATCAGAAGCCTGTTCAGTCCCACCCGCTTCCAACGCAAGTTGCTCAGCGCTGTCATGCGCTTCCTTAGCACTCCCATGCTCTGTGGCTGAGGAACTTCCATCTTCCCTTGTAGAAGTGACCGAATGTTTCTTGCCTTCATGATCGTGCACGATGTGAAAATCCACTACAGGGCTATGCGATCCCCCTGTAACAGTCTTCTCATCCTTCTCTTCCCCATGGTGCACAGGGGTGGCTTCCACTTTGGGCTGTGCTTCATCGTGGTATGAGTCAAATCTCTTACCGCGAAAAGCTGACCCGAATTTACGTCCAGGCTCCGTCTTTGATTCGTACATAGATTCTCCTTAGGCCAATCTCGGCATAGCGAAGCCGTCTGATTCTGGTGCCTCTGGCATACCCTCAGGTTCTTCCGTAGGTTGGTCCCCAGCTCCACCAGCTAGCGCACTTGCAAACTTGTGGGCATCCCCCGCACTTTTGTGGGTGCTCTGATGAACGTGCCCAGACTTGTGCGTACTCGTGACGCTGTGCTTCCCAGCTTTGTGGTCGTGTGCAATATGGACCGTCGTTGCCGGACCATGCTCCTGCGCCACTTGCGTAGCCGCGTGGGTTCCTGTTTCCTCGTTCTCAATATTCGATGCGCCAACCTGTGCAGTAGGTGCCTTAGGCCCAGGGTCACCCTGGTTCATTATTTCTTTACCCATCTGTGAACTTTTTCCAGTGGGCTCAGACTTTGCTGCTTCTGCATCCCTACGCTTTGCAACGAATGCCGACCCACTTTTACGACCGTCTTTACTGAAAAATCCCATGTTAATCTCCTCGGCCTCGGGCCGTAAACTTAGTCACAGGGGCAACCGCAATCCCCACTCATAATCTTTTCTAACCTAGCAAACATCTCAGGTTTACTCGTCGCCACAAACTCTTTACTAGAGCAAGACGAAGGATACCACCCAGCTTTTGCACCTAGAGTCTTTTTATTCTCGAAGTACATGCTGATTTTGTACCCATTCTCCGCTTTGTTGACGGAGAACGACTGAAACTCACCGCATTTGCATTTCTTTTCCTTTTTCTCTGCCACAAGGGCCTCCTTATGCGGTGGTTTCCGCAGGTTTCTCTTTTTCTGCCTCTAATTCTCTACGCATTTGCTCTTCGTGCTCTTCCTGCACAACCTGCCAACGACTTTTCGTAGGAGGAATGCTCGTGAAGTTGAATTTGGGACTCGGAGGCTTTGGTTTTTGATAAGCAATGACCTCGGCACCCATACGTGAGCTGTGAGACATCACCGTGTTTTCATAGATCACGATTTTGGAGTTCAGCATAGCCTTTTCTTCGCGCAACGCTGCGATTAGGTGATCACGGTCCTGCAAAGTCCTATCGTGGTCCTGCCTAAGGATCGCAATTTCATTCTCAAGGTGCTCCACATACCTACTGCCGAACAATTCCTTGAAGAACTGACGTATTCTAGCTCCGAACGTCTCTGTGTATTCGAACATCTGAGTCTCCTAAACCTTTCCCATCCAAACGGGCTGTTCTTTTTGCAAAAAAGGAACGCTGGTGTTGTGCCTCTCTTTGTCAGCTAGCATCTTCTGACGATAGAACCAAGATGCAAGAGGGTCAAGCTCTCGGGCGTGTTCTTCAATGCTCATTAACTCTGGCTTACGCTTTGACTTGTGCGACCCATAAATACCGTACCTAAAGGCGTCATAAGCATCGTCGCCTTGTGTGTTTACCTTTAGTACGTCGTCGGGAAAATCAGGGTCAACCATCAAAGATGGAAAAGCATTTATAATTCCTGTACAACTGCTCAGCACAACCAGCTCACCATTGCGCAGCAAGTTGTAAATCATAGAAGCACCGGCAACTCTATCTCCTGCTGCTGCTGCTGCTCTGGTTACTCTGGGAAGCCCTAGCTCCATCAACTCTCTTGAATATTCATCAGCAGGAGAGTGTGCACTTACCTGTTTCGAAAACTTTTCATGAGAGAAGTATATTGCCTTAGGAATTACAGGGGTCCCGTCAGGGAGCTTGCACATGTGCTTGAAAATTGCTGCCCACTCTTTGTGGGTTTTTCCTCCGACTGACATGGATTCTTTAAAGCACACAGTTTTTGTTTTGTAATCTTTTCCTACACCTGCTCTTACCAATGCTTTGGTGAATAGGTAGGCTGCGTTGCTATGGGAACCCATCGCCCAGTCTTGACTGCCCCAGACGACGTTCCACGGCTGCCAAATGATAGCCTCTGGGTCTTCACGTAAATCAATCACATGCTCATAAGGGTCCCAGCACGAAAAGTACTGACCCTCTGCTACGCCATCAAGTCCCAAAAGCTTTTTATCGCGCTGAGCCTTAGGCAGACTGTTCATACGTGCTATGAACCCTGGGTCCCTTTTCAGAAACTCAGGATTGTCCATCGCAGTAGAACGTTGGTATGCGTAGAGCTGAGGATCGTAGATATTGTACCACTCCCCAGCGGAGTTTACCCACCATGCGCCGTTGTCGTCACGCTTAGCCCCCTCGGGTTTTTCGAAAGGTTCCTTCTGCACGAACAGCGTACGATAGTATTCGTAATAAGGCCCAAGCGGATTAGTGCAACCACAAATAAATGGGATCGGCAAGTGCCCGTGCGCATTAGGCACGCAAGCAGCATTGACGATGTTACGTGAGTACAACATACCCCAAGCTTCTGAAGAAAATTGACCGCACTCATCTACGATCACGGCGGGATAGCTACTGCCCAGATATTGCTCAATCAGAAATGTTACGAGTAAGTCGTTTCCACTTACTCTCTTGTAGTTACCTACAAGCTCAGACTATATCATCATCCTATTAGGATGCAGAGTGCTTCGAGCCTACTTAAGCCCTACTCCATTTCTGGATAGTCGTTGCACCTTCCTCATTATTGAGGCTCGGCTCAGGATTGACCCAAAGGGTTGTTCCCTGAATTCTCTCTGTTATCATTCAACCATTGCTGGTTAAAGGGACGAGTCCATCCCGCATGCGATTGTTAGCACAGTGCCCAAAAACAACTCGTGAGCCGTTCATGAATGTGGCTACGTGTCGAGTTGCATCGTACTTATAAAGCTCTGGAGGAACGAAGGTGAGAAAGTCTTGAATAACTCCTGCCTCCAACTCCTTAAACGTCCTTCTAAGTATAAGTGCGTCACAACACTCATAGGCGAGAACATAGTTCTGAATTACATACATCAACCACCCTGTAGTCTTACCGCTACGGAAGCCCCCAACGCTTAGGCACTGTGGGGCGACAGGCATTATATAAGGCACCCCGTCCCGAGTTCTTACCTCCAACAATTCTGTCTGCTTAGGTTGGAGTTTAAAAATCTTACTAACATCTAGTGTGCCGTCCGCATTCAAATAGGCGGGCCTAACTTTCTCCTCTACCACTTTCTTCCTCGGCATTTTTTCTGAGTCTCTCTCTAGCCTGCCTTGATTTCTGAGCAGCGCTCATCTTAGCTTTAGATTCCTCAGACCGTTTTGAGCCCAAGTTAATCTTTCTTAAATTTAGCACACGTTGTACCGCTTTCGGTGTTCTTTGTGCTGCGCTCATTCTTTTCAGAGTTTCTTCAGTAAACGGTTTTCTCTTCTTTCCCAACCTAGCTAAACTCTGCTTAGCACGGGTTTCCTCAGAAATTACTTTACCTAAATGAGATAAACTTATTTTCTTCTTTGTTTCTTCTGAACGAGGACCACGCTTTACACCTTTGTGCCTTTTACTTATCTGAGCCTTCTGCTCATCAGACATAACGTGCCCTGAGTTCTTCTCACTGATTCTCTTCTTTGCCTCTTCAGACAGATGGTAACCTGACCTTCCTTCGCCACCCTCGGTAAGATTGTAGCCATTGTGCGCCCGAGTGTTCAACAGAGAAATATAGAATATTTCTACAAAATCCATTTCCTCTTTAGTGACGCACTCATGCAACACACTCACTACGAAGTTTTCTTTCTTATGCTTCCTAATGGCTTTGTGTAGTGCTCCGTTACTCTTACTGGAAGTGTGCTCATTCCAACGTAGGTTCAGTTTCTTTACTGTCTGCCCCACATACTGCTTACCGTTAATCAGGTTTGTAACCAAGTAAACTATCATTGCTTCCCTCCATATAAGGTCGGGCTGGGAGTGTATATGGCACTCGACCAGCCCTAGCCCCCAGCCGCTAAGCTAGGAGATTTCTTTGTTCGTTACAAACTCGCCCT